AATAAAGAATCCGGATAAGTATATCGGAAATCCAAGCAAGGTAGTGTTTCGTTCCTTATGGGAAAGAAATGCATTTCGCTGGTGCGAGGCGAATCCAAAGGTAAAACTATGGAATAGTGAAGAAGTAGTCGTACCATACAAATATCAGGTTGATAACAAATTACATCGTTATTATGTAGACCTTTTAATTCAAATGGATAATAAAGAAACATATTTAATTGAAATAAAACCTAAAGCACAAACACAACCACCAAAGAAAAGGTCACGCAAAACTAAAAAATATGTAAACGAACAGTTAACATATATTAAGAACCAGGATAAATGGGAAGCGGCCGACCAATTTGCCAAACATAAAGGTTGGAAGTTTCAGGTATGGACCGAAGAAACTTTAAAAAATCTAGGCATCAAAGTACTCTAAAAACCATATAAATAGATTATATGGCAAGTTTATTCGATACATTACAAGCCCAAGCTCAGAGAGCAGGTGTTACAGCACGGACCAAGGATTCAAAGAAATGGTTTGAAAAGAAGGTAGGCGAATTATCAGTATCAAGAAGTAAGGTATTAAAGGACTCTGCACTTGATAAAACCACAAAAAACATTAGTGGTAATATGTACATGTATTTTTACGACCCTAAGTTTAAGAAAACATTGCCATATTACGATAGGTTTCCATTAACAATTATGGTTGAACCGGCACCTGGTGGATTTTATGGATTAAATTTGCATTATTTAAGACCAGATATTAGGGCACAATTTTTAGATGAGTTAATGAAATTAGCTCCAACCAAGGTAAGGGAAACAACTAGAATAACAAAAATGCGTTACAGCCTTTTACAGGGTGTAAAAAAATATAAAGAATTTAAACCATGTTTTAAACACTATTTAAGTAAACATGTTAAATCTCAATTCTCCAGAGTTCAAATGGCCGATTGGGAAATAGCAGTATTTTTACCAACAGAGCAATTTATTAAGAAAAGTAAAACTGCTATCTGGAGTGAAAGTACTAAAATTGCGAGAAGTTAATGAGCACAATAGATAAATTAAAATCAGTAATAGGCAAAAGAGGTGGATTAGCAAAATCAAATAGATTTAATGTTATATTTACCCCACCAACCCAATCATTACTTAATTTAAACCCATCAGCACTAATTGGTGTTCTTGCGGGTGGTCAAAGTGCTAAAAGTTTAATCAGTGACCCAAGGGATATATCACTATTATGTCAAGGCGCAAATATACCAGGACGACAAATTACAACAATAGATTATACGGCAGAAAAACAAGTAGTGCCGATTCCTTATGCACTTATAGATGAGGATGTTACTTTAAAATTTTTACTAACAAATGATTATTACATAAAAAGAATGATGGACGATTGGGTATCATCAATAGTTAATTTAGATACCTACAGAGTAGGATATAAAAAAGATTTCGCATGTGATGTTGTGATACAACAATTAGATGCAGAAAATGTGCCAATGTATGGAGTGAAACTTGAGAACGCGTTTCCTACTTCAGTAACTGGTATTGAATTGGACCAGATGCAGGAATCTGCACCAATGGAATTGAGCGTAACATTTAGTTACGATAAGTTAATCAATCTAAAAGGCCCAGCTAGTAGCACAGTAGGTGGTATTAAGGCTGTATTAGATATACTAACTTAATTAATATAATATAGGAGAATATTATGGCTTTGCCAAAATTGAGCGTTCCTCAGTATATGGTTACATTACCATCTACACAGGAACAAATTACTATGAGACCTTTTCTTGTAAAAGAGGAAAAGGTATTAATGATTGCATTAGAATCAAATGATGCTATGCAAATAAGTAGAGCAGTGAGGGACATCATTTTATCATGTTATGATATAAAAGATTTAGAACCTTTAACTGTCTTTGATATTGAATATTTGTTTTTACAATTAAGAGCAAAATCTGTAGGTGAAAATATGAACATACAGATTAAATGCCAAGAAGAAGATTGTAAAGAACTTACACCGATATCAATTAATGTTGACGATGTTGTGATAATAAATCAGGACCAAGACCGTACAATATTACTTGACAAGGATAGTGGTGTTGGAGTTAAAATGAAATATCCATCATTGGAACTAATTAGTTCTATGGATATGGAAAAACTTAACTCTATTGAAGGTGTTATGGATTTAATAGTGAAATGTATAGATTCGATATTTGATAACGATAATGTATACGATGCAGATACTGAAACACCAGAGGAACTTAGTTCTTTTGTTGAAAGTTTAAGCAGTGAACAATTTAAAAAGGTTCAATTGTTTTTACAAGAAGTGCCTGCAGTTTATTATAAAACAGATTATGAATGTAAATGTGGTAAAACACAAGAGGTTGAATTAAGAGGACTGAATAGTTTTTTTACATAAGCCTCTCGCATGAGAGTTTGGAGAATTTTTACCAAACTAATTTTGCATTAATGCAACATCATAATTACAGTTTAACTGAAATAGAAAGTATGGTGCCGTGGGAGAGGGAGATTTATTTATCTCTACTACAGGAGCATATTAAAGAAGAAAACGAAAGGATTCAGAAATTAAATAGGAGAAGATAATGGCTGAGAACCAAGATAACAGTAGGAATGAAGTAGAAATAGACTTAGATAAGTATATGGCTATGATTGATAAACTTGATGAACAAGAGGACCAAATCAAGGAGATGAAGGAAGAGGCCAGACAGGCCGCAGAACAATTAGGTCCACGTAAAAGAAAATTCATGGATTTATTTTTAGATGATAATGACTTGAATGAAAAAGCAATAATAGGATTTATATCATTCTTTTTAATGATGACATTCGGTATCACCGATTTAGTTACAGCATTAGTATGGGATATTGACTTAAAGGTTTCTGAAACAATATACACTTCATTCGTGGTGGTAACACTAGGGTCATTTGGTATATCAGAAGCTGGTAAAGCTTTCGGTAAATAATTAAGGATTAACAATGGAAGAAAAACCAAAAAAGCCAGCGCCGGGTAAAAGCGAATTTGCCAAATTAATTGAGGTAATGGAGTCGAACAATAAATCGACTGACAAAATTGAGATTGATGGTCGTAATGTAAGGCGTCATCTATTAGAGATGAAAAACATGCAGAAGGTCATGAATGACTTTCAAGCACGTACGGTATTTGGTTTTGAAAACTTCCAGGACATGATTGATTCTCAAAAGCTTGGTGACCTTGAATCTGAAAGAGAGAGAATGGGTATATTTGAAGAGATTCGAGACGAACTCAGAAAACAAAGTGGCGTTGGACCATCAACTGCTACTAGTAGTAAATCAAGTGGTGGTGGTGGTAAAGGTATCATGGGCAACATGATGAGTAGTAAAATTGGTGCGATTCTTTCTGGTGTAGGTGTAGCCTCAGCAGGAATAGGATTTGGACTTGCTGCAGTAATGTCACAGGCCCCAAAATTAATAAAAACATTCGAGAATATGGATGTTAATAAAATACAAAAGAATTTTAACGCTCTTTTATCCATAAATGAACAAGCTGGTGGCAATATGGCCATACTAAAAGATGGCGGTTCGCTCGGTGCTGCTCTGACCATGATAGGTGTAGGTTTGGCCGCACTAAGTGCTGGTACTGCTGCTGCAGCTGCAGTTGAAAAATTTACTGGTAATGATGATTTTGTAGGTAAAATTAGAGAAAATGTTGAAGGTCTATTAGCTATTCCAAAATTAGAAGGAGCTGGCCTAGGTGAAGGAGGAACACTCGCGTTCGTATCCACAATGACTGGATTGGGTCTTGGTTTGACTTTCTTCGCTATGGGTAAGGCTGGAGCAAGTACAGCAGAAGGAATAAAAAAATTCACAGCTGGTGATAACTTCGCAGAAACCATAGTTAAGGAAGTTGGAACACTGTTAACAATTACTAGTTTACCAGGCGCTGAAAAGGGTAACCCCGGTAAGTTTGTTAAGACAATGACTGGATTAGGAGTTGGCTTAGCCGCATTTGCTATAGGTAAAGCTGCTTCGGGTATAGCAGATGCAATTACTACATTCCAAGGGGAAAATTTTGGCCAAGATATAAAAGATGAAGTTGAAACATTATTATCCATTACAAAATTAGAGGGTATTGGGTTTGACACTGCTAAATTTGTTGGAGTAATGGGTGGATTATCTGCAGGTCTTGTTGCCTTTTCAATAGGTAAAGCATCATCTGGAGTTGCTGACGCATTTACCAAATTCACTGCAGGTGATAACTTCGCAGAGGATATCAAGGAAGAGGTTGAAACATTATTAACTATTGGCAAGGGTGCTGATATAAAAAATGCCACGGGTGCAACTTTGGCACTAACTGAATTAGGTTTAGGCCTGGCAGCATTTGCTGGTGGTAAAGGTGCAAATGCAATAGCTGATTTAAAAGCAAGCGTTGTTAAATTCCTAACTGGTGAAAAAAGCCCTATTGACCAGGCAATTGAATTAGGTAAAAATCACGCAACAGTACAAAAAGGTGCTGATGCATTCCAAGACTTTGCAGATGCATTAAATAGTTTCTCTAATGTAAACTTAGATTTTGACGCAGAGAAATTCTCACAACAATTATTTAACGCGGCCCAAACACTTGAACTTGCCTTCGAGGGCGGCACAACAGGACAAATATTAGGATTTGGTGGAGATAAACTTGTAGGTATTACCAATATGCAAGGTGATATGGATAAGGCAGTGGATACAATAACCAAATTAAGAGGTTCATTAGATATGAGTACTGCTACTGTATCAATGTCTGCACCAAGTCCAATTGAAGGTATGGCAGTAAATACACTTTCCGTTGAAAATGCAATACTTAAAATACCTCAAACATCATCTGGTGGTGGTGCATCGATTATCGCAAAAGGTGGTGATAGTGTTCGAACAGGCGACACAATTCTAATTAATAACAACTCAAGTTCTGTTACCGATAGTCTTAATATCGACAGATAAAAAAAAGGGGAACCTCAGTTCCCCTCCGAAAAAACCCTTAGGATTAATTTTCTTTAGCCAGTTTAGCAAAGTAGCTTAATGTATCCTCTTCGGATTCATCTTGTACTGGTTGCCCAAAAGATTCTGCAGCTGCAGTATCCATTGCTGACCCAGCCTCTGTCATTCCAGGTGCGTCTGCACTAGGTGTAACATTTGCGAATGGGTCTGTTTCAGCCAGTCCAGCATCGACTCCTAATACTCTATTTAATTTAGATTTTAGTTCGTCGTATGTTTTATAATTAGCAGGGTCTAAAAAGTCCTGTAAATTATGAAGTTGACCATAGGTCTCTTCTAGTCTTGCTTCATCGCCACTGTATAAAGCACTTGGTGTGGCAAATTCTGATTTATCATAGTTTACCCAACCTTCGACC